GGAGTTACAAGGATGTCCCTTTTGTTACCAAGGAACAACCCATGAGCAATGTGAAGAAATTTGGTTAGCAAGATACAACTCTCAAGTCCAAAAGAAACGACTGGTGGCCCGAGATCTGTCGTTGTCACATCCACCGGCTTGGACCTTTTATAGGAAACTATTTGTCAAAGCAGAACTGAAAAACTGTTCCACTCCATGGTTCGTGGATCTTGGTGATCCACGCGCAATCCAAGATACAACACAATTGAATCACAGCATATTGGGACCCTTCACCTATTGGTACAGTAAAATGTTGTCCGAACATTTTAGTTTTGCTAGTTGGAGTGAAGGTGACACAGACTGCGTTTATTCGTCGGCCATTAGTGCCGAAGATCTAGGTACTATTGTAGCTAAACACACTCATTGGTATGTGGGAGACATTTCTAGGTTTGATAGAAGCATTGATTTCACCATCCTTCAAACAATGAATGAAATTAAAGACGCTCACCATTATCCAAGCCCGTTGGTCAGATTGAGTTTGAATGCCCAATTGAAAACAAATGGGTGGACTCAAAAAGGGGGCCATCATTATCAAATGCAAGGCCAACGTAAATCTGGCGATGACAACACCACGGTAGACAACACGTTGTTGACCATAGCCATGCATAGATGGGCCATGGGTGCCACACCAGGCACTGTTGTTGCTCTTGGAGATGACGTTCTAGTTGGAGGAACAAGTGAAATTTTGGAAATAGATTTTGCCGCTAAATTAGCCCTTTTAGCATTTATTGTTAAACCGCGTTACACCACATTAGAAAACGTTGAATTTTGTAGCAAAATAGCATGGAACGTGGGTGGGAATTATGTTTTTGGGGCGAAGATTGGAAAACTTTTAGGCAAAATAGGATTTTCTCATCTTTCAGTTTGCCCGGAAAAATTCTCAACCATTTGTTACGGGTTGTGGTTGGATAATGCGCATGTGCCATTTGTTCGTTTGTATCTTGAAAAAGGTATGAAAGCCGTGAGCGTTGAATGCAGGAAACCTTACCAAATACACGCTGATAGACAACATTCCCCTACAAGTGAAACGTATGCGCAGTGTGAATTGATATATGGGTTTGGGAAAACAATGGAAGACCAATTTGCCTTGGACTTAGAATGTTGGGACGGCGGTCCAGCATTGTGTTCATTGTGGTATATTGAAGACATGATAACAAGAGACATGTAAGGAAAGAATGGCACCGGCTGCAGCGGAATGGTGTTAGCCGGCACACCAAAAATTAACCAAACTTGCTATTAGAATGAGGTGTTTGGACTCAAATATATATGATTATACCTAGAAACTCAGAAGCACTAG